GCGGTGCTGCCGGCGGTGGAAAAAGCTTTGCACTTCTTGCTGATCCGCTACGTTATTGTCACAATTCTAATCATCGTGGTCTTCTTCTCCGTCGTACACTCGACGAACTTACCGAACTAATAGACAAATCCCGCCAGCTATACCCGAAAGCGTTCCCCGGTGCGAAGTTCCGAGAGTCGAAGTCGACGTGGGTCTTTCCGTCTGGGGCAACGATCTGGTTCACCTATCTTGACAAAGACAAGGACGTTACCCGCTTTCAGGGTCAGGCATTCAACTGGATCGGCATAGATGAGATTACTCAGTATCCTACGCCCTATGTCTGGGATTACTTGCGTTCTCGCCTTCGTACTACTGATCCTGAACTCCAGCAACACCTGTACATGCGCTGCACAGCCAACCCCGGAGGAGTGGGTGGTTGGTGGGTCAAGAAAACATACATTGAAGATGTGGAACCAAACAAGCCTTTTGCTGCGTTTGACATAGAGACAAAGAAGCCTTATCTTTGGCCTAACGGTCATGAGAAGGCAGGGGAGCCGCTGTTCTACCGCAAGTTTGTACCGGCACGGCTCACCGACAATCCCTACCTGATGGCAGACGGCCAGTATGAGGCCATGCTAAGGTCGCTCCCAGAAGTCGAGCGGAAGAGACTTCTTGAAGGGGATTGGGACGTGGCGGAGGGAGCGGCCTTCCCCGAGTTTTCAAGGAGTCGGCACGTTGTCGAACATTTCGAGTTACCTACCAATTGGCCCCGTATTCGTGCGGCGGACTACGGCTATGCGAGTCCGTCGTGCGTTCTTTGGGGGGCTATTGACTGGGATAACAATATCTGGGTTTATCGCGAACTATATGCTAAACACTTGACAGCAGAAGAGTTAGCTGATAAAATAATGGAAGCAGAACAACTTGATCCGACACCCCACTATACCGTGTTGGACTCGTCGTGCTGGAACAAGACAGGATTCGGCCCGTCCATTGCCGAAACAATGATGAGAGCAGGAGTCCGCTGGACACCCTCTGATCGTAATCGCGTACAGGGCAAGATGGAGATACATCGCCGCCTTGCCAACGACCCCTACACAGAAGAACCTCGACTACGCATCTTCTCCAGTTGCCAAAACATAATTAAACAACTGTCTGGCATTCCGCTATCCAAGTCAAACAGCGAAGACGTAGATACGAAGGCTGAAGATCACGCATACGATGCCCTCCGCTACATGATGATGACACGCATGAGCGGATACACATCAATACACAAACAACTTGGTGCAATCAAGAGTCAGGTGTACCAAGTCCAAGATGAGACCTTTGGATACTGATGGCTGAACAATCCGTACGACAACTATCAACTGACCTCGTAAAAAAAGCTAAGGCTGGAACTCTTACGATAGGTGAGGCGATAGATTTTGTAAGCAACCCTCGGGTTCCTATGCCCGAGTCTTACAAATCTGTTGACAAACAGGGTATCCACGTTGCGCGTAATCAAATGAAAACGGTACGCAACAACATGGAGACTCTTAGAAAGCTGGCTCCTGAAGACTTTCCTCTCGGACTAGACACTCCCCTCAAAGACATGCGTAACGCAGAAATTATTTTTCTGTTTCGCAGAGATGGATCACCCGATCTGTCGAACCGCGCTTACACATATCAAATATTCGAGAATATACTTCATCACAATCTTGATAAGTACGGTTTCGGAGCAATCATGGAGGATGTCGGAGACGGCATCCAAGAAGCAATGTACCCCCGCTTGGCAGGAGCGGGCAACCCTATGGGAACGCAGCGCACAGGACTTGCGGGTGAACGTCCTATGCAGGGGCTTCTTGAGAAAGCTAAACTCGACACGGTATACGAAGAAGCACTACCTGAAATAGAAGCAAAGTACGGACCCAGAGTACGAAGATTAGTCGAGTATCACAGAAATACATTTCAACGTCCAGAACAACTGGTGAATCTAACAACCGACGATATTGTCGTTGATGGCGACACTATCACCGTAAAGGGCAAAAAAACCACAAAAACGGATCACAAGGGGCGTCCAGAATTAAAGTTTAAAGTAGACTCTCCTACGGGCAGACTTCTTACACAAGCAGTCAACGATCCAGACGTAGCAGCGGGTAAATCTCTGTTTGGCGTTGACGCTGATACTTTCAGCGATGCGTTCAATGATCATGTAGGAAAGCGCCTATCTCAATTCAAAGATGTTCTTCCTTTAGCTGACGTTAAAGTAACTTTACCCGATGGCAAAGTAGAAATTCAACAGAGAGCTGTAACTACACCCTCTGCCATACGATCAATTGTACCGCACTATCTTCGTAAAGAATTAAAAGTACATAAAGATGTAGTACAAAGTTTGATGGGGCATATCGATGCCGATACTCTGGAACGTAACTATGTAGGTATAACTGCCAATACTGATCTTCCTTTCGTCATAGAAAATCCCGCAAACTTTGGTGAAACATCCTTTGGAACCGGAACAAATGCTCAGTTTTTTGATCGTAGTCTTCTATCTGAAGAACAGATAGAACTTATTGCGGGAGAACTGACTGAAGCAGAAACTCAAGAAGCAAAAGCACGAAGCGCCGTTGCTGTTCGCGTTCAAGCAGTAGAAGCTCTTACAACACAAGACGCAGTTATAGAACGTGCCCAGAGAGCGGATGAAGAACGCGAAGCAGACAAAATAAACGCCGAGACGGATGCACAAAAAAATGTCATCAAAGCCGAAGCAGATAGCGCGGCTAAAAGAGGAGCCGCTGTAAATAAGGGCGCAAATGCCAAGAATGCGATGTACAATGAATTTGCTCGGCCCAAAAAACCTACGCTAAGAAATGTTGCACTGGCAACATTAGGTGCTGGTCTCACCGCTCTGGGTACATTTCCTCCCACGAGAGCGTTTGCAAAGACTGTAGAACTAGGGCTAGAGACAGCAGGAGTCTTAGGGGATGTGCAGGAAGGCGCATCTACTCGCGAACAAATGATGAAGTTAGGAGTGGATTCTCGTCTTGCTACTGCCGCAGGTGTAACAAAAACGGCAGCGAACATTCTTAATCCTGCGTCAGTTCTACCGCCGCAACCGGCTGTAGCTGATCCCCTTTCTCCTCGGCCTATTGATCGTGCGGCTGTAGACATTCCAGAGATAGCCGCGAGTGGGAATATGCAACCTGTAAACATTCCTGATCCTGTTCCCGCACAAACCGGCGCACTTGAAGCTGAAGGATTTGCAGAGAAGCGTAATGTTGCTCGCTCTGCAGCAATGGAAGGCAAGAGAACCGAAATGGTCAACTCCTTCTTTACTATGAACCAACCCTAACTTGGGAGACAATAATGCAAAATCTAAACATGGGTGAAGCGTACATCATGAACGCGGACAAAGTATCCGTAGACGATCAGATGGGCGCAGACAAACTGTACCGTGAAGGTCTGGAATTCGACACTCGCGCTCAGACTGGTGTTCTGACCGAAGACATGCCGAAGCAAATGACCAAGGGTGCAGTCGATCCTTCGCTGTTTAAGATGGCTGAAGAACGCGACTACTAAGAGGTAAGTCGATATGGCTGACAACTTTCTGGAACCGGCTGACGATACGGCTGTTCCGCTCATGGACCCGGAGGAACAACTTCCGGGCCTAGCGGCGTATGTAAAGCGCAAGTTTGAAGATTCAGAGAACGGAAGGTATTCGTATGAACAGCGATGGCTGCAAGCATACAAGAACTTCCGTGGCATCTATGACTCAACTACGCAGTACCGTGACTCTGAACGATCCAAGGTGTTCATTAAGATCACTAAAACTAAGGTGCTGGCAGCATACGGTCAGATCGTAGACATTTTGTTTGCTAACAAAAAGTTTCCGATGGTTGTCGAACCTACCCCCATACCGGAGGGTATTGCTGAATTTGCTCATCTAAAAACTCCTGCAGATGATATCATAAATCCGCAAGAAATACAAGACATGTATGGCTTTGCAGGTGATGGTCGTGAACTTTTACCGGGAGCTATGCAGGCAACAGATTCTATGGATTTTCTAGGAGGTCTGAAGGATAGATACGCAAATGCGCCGATTGTTGAAGGTCCATCTATTATGGGCGAACCTCAAATAAATCCGGCACAAAAGACTGCACTCAACATGGAAAAGCTGATACATGATCAGCTTCTTGATACTAGTGCTGTCAATGTTCTACGATCCTCTATCTTTGAGTCCGCACTCCTTGGAACAGGCGTTGTCAAAGGACCGTTCAATCATTACAAGCGAATTCATAAGTGGGAACGAGGTAATGAAGGTCGTGTGTATAGCCCCTACGAAAAGACTGTCCCACGTATTGAGTATGTATCTCTATGGGATTTTCATCCCGATCCCTCCGCTACTACAGTAGATGACTGTGAGTATGTAATTCAACGACATCGCATGAATCGCTCACAGTTTCGTGGTCTGATCGCACAGCCCTTCTTTTACAAGGACGCAATCGAAGAGTGTCTTGCAAAAGGTCCGAATTATGAAGACAAGTATTACGAAGACACTATTCGCGAGGATGAAACCGAACCGTACTACGCTAACAATCGTTATGAAGTCCTAGAATACTGGGGCACTCTTGACGGTAAAATGGCTGAAGAGGCTGGGCTTGATGTTGCAGAACAGATGGACGAGTTTGATCAAGTTCAGGTCAATGTCTGGGTGTGTGGCACAATGGTGCTGCGTTGCGTTCTGAATCCGTTCACACCTGCCCGCATTCCGTATCAAGTGTTTCCATACGAGATCAATCCCTATCAAATCTGGGGCGTTGGCGTGGCAGAGAATATGGAAGACGCGCAGATGCTAATGAACGGTCACGTTCGTATGGCAATCGATAACCTCGCTCTCGCTGGTAATCTGGTATTTGATGTTGATGAAGCAAGTCTCGTGCCGGGACAAAACATGGACATCTTCCCCGGCAAGATATTCCGTCGTCAGTCAGGCGTCACAGGCACGGCAATCAACGGTCTGAAGTTTCCGAACACAGCACCTGAAAACATTCAAATGTATCAGATGAGTCGTCAACTTGCAGACGAGGAGACAGGTCTCCCGTCTATCATGCACGGTCAAACAGGAATATCGGGGACGGGACGCACAGCATCAGGTTTGTCCATGCTGCTTGGCGGTGCAAGCCTGTCGCTTAAAACTGTAATTAAAAACATTGATGATCATCTACTCAAACCTCTTGGAGAATCTTATTTTCAGTGGAACATGCAGTTCAATGAGGATACGCCAGACATTGAGGGTGATCTAGAAATTAAACCTCGTGGCGTAGCAGCCGTGATGCAGAAAGAGGTACGCAGTCAGCGTCTCACAACGCTGTTGCAAACTGTATCAAATCCGATGCTGGCACCGTTTATCAAGATTCCGAACCTGATGCGAGAGCTTGCTATTGCACAGGACATTGATCCAGACAGCCTCGTCAACGATGTTAGTGAGGCACAGATATTCGCAGAAATGTTGAAGGGACTAGCTAATGCTCAACAAGAAGCAAGCCAGCAAGGTCAGCCAACTGGTGACCAACAAGGAGGCATGGGACAGTCTGGAGGAGTACCTCCGGGAGCAAATCCAGATGACGCTTCGGGCGTTGGTGGCGGCACAATCGGAACTGGAAGTGTTCCGGCTGCAGGGGAAGATAACTTCACTGGAACAGATCAAGGGGCTGAAAGCTGATTATGAGGCTGCAGTAGCGACGAAAAATGAGTATAGTTGATAATATTGTCCGGGGCGCAGTTGAGAGTGCAGTCGGAGAAAGTGTAGGTAGGCGTGCCCCCTTTCTTGACAGACCTGATGCTCAACTTGAAAGACCTACTCCCGGTTCGCCTATGCCAGAACCAAGCTTCCCGCTACCCGTCCGCAGAGGAGACTCTACAACTGGCACAGCACCTTCTGCAGATGTGTCCGTAGGAGAAGATGGCCCTGTCGGACAGGGATATTCTTTTAGTCAAAGTTTAGCACCCGGCGGTCTAAACTTTAGTGCAATTCAACCCCAGTCATCCGCGCAAGTAAGCGATATAGTAAAAGAGTCTAAGACAGTGGGAGGAGAGATCGCCGGTAGCATCGCAGGGTTTAAACCTTACTACAATCCTGCAACGGGAAGAATATCCACAAGCCCACCTAATCTTGGCACATTCGGACTTGGATTTGGCTTTTAGCATCTGGAGTAGGTTCATTCATACAAGGAAAACAAAAAGAGGCTGCAATAAACGCCGCAAGAGGATTTTCTAATAACGGTGTAATTAGCCTCAACGGACAGACCGTTGCAGTTGTGGACGGAAAAATATATGGCAATTTGCCCACAGACTACGCAGGGGGATATCACAATCTTAAAAAAGAAGTTTTAGGGTACGTTAACAGCCTAGATGCGTCTCAAAAATCCGGTGCATATTATGAAATTAGTCAAGGTGGTTTAGGCAAGACACCAACTCCCGGTTTAGGAGAAATTAGACCTACTGTCCCCGCACCTAATCTTTCGACGCCATTTGTAGCTCAATCTCAACAAGACGACAACGACAACAATCAACCCAGAAACGAGTATTCAATAGGAACAGGCGGCAGCAATAATCCTGCAGATAGAGGCTATTCTATGAGAGCCGAGGGTGGTCGCGTTGGCATGGCCGACGGTGGCAGTGCTGATCCCGTACAGAAGACAGGCTTCGTTGAAGGCTCTCCTGATAACTATGCAAAAGGCGATACTGTAGCCGATACAGTCAAGACAAAAGTTCGTGAAAACTCCTTTGTCCTTAACGCGCCGACTGTAGAAAAACTACAAGAAGCAGGCATGTTACCCAAGGGGGTTGACAATTCGGATAAAAAGACTACAATAAAAGCAAACAAAGGCGGCTTGATGGACGTGGCGCTGTCGAAAGGCGAGTACGTCATCGAACCCGAAGAAGCCCAGCGCATTGGGTATTCCTTCCTCGAAAATATAAATAATCAGGGTAAAGCCGAGGTAGATCGTCGGCAAGCCGCTGCAGATGGTGGGGTTATTGACGGGTATAGTAACGGCGGTCTTGCTGACTTGAGTGACATCAAGACTACGGGTGATGAGTACGTAGGCACGAATGTGAGTGGCTTACATATGCTAGGAGCAAAAGCTCTAGGCGTAGGAGATGAAGTCAATCGCGCCATAGCCGTAGCTAGAGAATACGAACGACGGCACCCAAATCAAGACATCGATAGGCCCGCAGATACTCTCCGACATATTTTGTTGAGTGGGTATATGCACCGCCAGAGCGAGGGATTCAAGGGCTTTTTAGAAGGTGTAGCTGCAGACACAATAGACTCGCGAGAAGGCACAGATCAGTTTGTTGAAGAGAGTGCCATTGATCTGAACAATAATCAGTATGGCCGTAAGTTGCGAGAAAGATTCCCCGATCCAGATGACTTTACTCGTGCCGCAGTATCCGCTGTAGAAATGCTACGTCAAGGAGAAGTTTTTGAAGTCGATGGGATAAAACCTCAGATGAGTATAGGCTACGATCAAGATGACAGACAGAATTTTGATCAAGGCGGCATAGCCACACTCCCTGAACAGAGTCCTGTCCGTAAAAAAAAGATTGAGGGCATAGCTTTTGCCGATCAAGAACTTCGCAACGACCTAGACAAGTATCTTCGTAGTAATCCCCTCGGACAGCTTGGGTACGAGTTAGTCCGCATGGGACAGTACGAAATCAGGGCGGGATTCGTGCCGAAAGGCAATGTTTCAACTTTAGGCGGATTTACTGGTAGTCCAGAGCTGTCCCGCAAAAGGTTTGAATCAGATAGATATCAGGGTATGCGTACAGACACACCCGTAGGTCAGGATAGGGGTGTTGTTTTTTACTACGCCGGACCGAATGCAAAAATCAAAAAGATCGATGAAAATTTTTTCCGTGATATTGAAGAGCCTCGCACTGACACTGACATGCGTGTTTTGGCACATGAGCTTGGTCACGTCGGCATGCGCTTCCTAGAAGAAGTAAGAAAAGAATCTACCGGCAATCGTGGATTTAAATTTGACAGCATTAGTGAAGAATACATGATGAGAGTCGGGGACGAAATTATTCGAGAGCGAAACAATCTGCCCTATACAAGATTCTCTGCAACTGATCCCTTAGAATATGAAGTGTCTATGTATAACAGGGGAAAACCGCAGTCCTATTACATGAAAAAGAACAGCCCCGAATATAAGATGTACAAGAATGACTGGGTGAAAAACTCCAAACAGGCCCAGATTTTTCTTGAAAAACAATTTGGTTTTATTCCCGAAGTAAAGAAATCCACCGAAAAGACATACGCAGACAAGTTCAAA